GCTTGGGTACGGCACGCATATAAAAAATGCGCATCAACATCTGTCCGATAATGGTGTTGACAGTGGCTGTCAAATAGACGCCCGAAGGCATCGAATGAGTCCACATGTAAACATCACTACCAATCACGTGTATGGAGTTTGCAATATCCATCATCAGTACGATTCTGATCTTGTTTCCAAGATCGTCCTCACCATACCAACGATTGATGACATCGCATGCTGCATACAACAATTGTGCTGAAACAGAACCATCCCAATTGGAATAGTCACCTGCGACAACACAATCTCCATGCTTCAATAATTTCTTTGCGATGAGATTCCAATCTTCAGCATAGCAGTTAGTTCCTACTAAGCTTTCATTATCAATACGTCCTTCAGCCTGAGCTGCTACAAATGCACCGAAATACATTCGACACGCAATGGTGAAATCAAGTGGCGAACCAGAGAAAACACGCGTCTTTCCTTGATCGACTTTCTCAAAGGGACGAGCTTCGTCCTTCAATAAGTCCATCCATAAGGTAGGATAGCGTTTTCCCTCTTTCGCAAACTCAATTCGCTTTTCAACGTGGTGAATCAATTCCTCAGATATAAAATCTTCATCGAAATCAATCCACGTACGTTTTCCAGCTTTCCTAGGTTCCTTTGTGAGGCTCCATGGAAATCCAGGCGATGTCGAAGACGTCAGTGATCCGAAGTACTCGTCTTCAGGTCTACCAAAACATGCTTCCTTGATGCTAAACACCTCGCGCTTGCGCTTGGGATGCGTTGCATTGTTGTAAACACGTGCTACATCATCAACTACCAATTCAATCAAATCATTTTCGAGTGGGGTCAATACTTTACCGCATTTCTTCAAACCTTCCATGAGGGGATCAAACATGACCCCATCTTTCATAAAAGGTTTCAAGTGGGCGGGTTTCTTTTCTGTTTCCATACAGCAGCCGGCTATGGCTGTGGGCCTCAATGTCGTTGTTCCGACACTGCCAGCTGCTATTGGACTCTTCCCTAGGGGGCAAAATGCTCCTTCAGGAACTCGCGAATCTACTACTGAAATCAATTCAAGGGGAGGATAACACTGTACGAGCCAATCTACATCTTTCAATACTTTCAAAATCTTTTCGCGATACACACACACTGAGAAACCGGCACCTGCACATCCTGCGACATGCATACCGATAATTTTCTTGTCAAAGGTTGAATCCTTCAACACTAACACACTGCCACAATCACCTGCTTTCGTTTCGGCGGCATATCTGTAGCCTTTCCGACAATGGTAGGTAATTCCTTGGTTATCTGCATAACTTGCATCTTCCGCATTTACTGTGAGATTCTGAAGATTATAGCTGACAAGGTCGCCTGTGAATACATCTGTAATTCCACACAACTGGGCACTTCTGCCTTCAATCCTTGAAAGATCTTGTTGTGTCACAAAGTGAGACAACAGATCAGGATACTGTGGACATGACATAGGCAAAACCATGATCATCAAATCTTCATTCTCGCCACGAGTGGTTTCGAAATCAGCAAATTTACAGTCGCTAAGCCTAAAGTTGAAATAAGGCTTGTTGGACAAAAACCTACACTGCACATTATCAATCTTACACGAAGATTTCCAATGCTTGTATATAAGAGCACAAGTTCCTCTCAAAAAC